GAACTATAACTCATCAAACCAGCAGCAATAGAACCAATCACAGGTAAAGCAGCAGTAAACATAAAAACCTCCTGACGCGCTTCGCTTGTCGGATCCCTAAAAAACAGGGATCACATAAATAACACCATAAGGATTAGAAGGAACATCAAAATAAAAATCAGAAGAATAGTAATAATTCCAATCCTTAAAACCAAAACGAATAAAAGAAAACATAAAACTCCTAAAAATGATCAATAAACCCGGGAACGCTATAAGTAGGCATTGGACGAGCACACGTCAAATTAATAAACGAATCCATAAGAAAATCAGGGTCAGAAACAGTCGCTTTCACCCGAGTAGTAGGAGGGTTATCTTGAATAAATGTATCATTCAAAGCAGGTGTCGTAAGATCCTGAGATAAATGCCAAGAGTCAAGAGTACCAGTAGCATTAGTACGGAACAGGCCAGTAATAAGTGAAGGCTTGTAACGATAATCAGCCCAAGCTTCTTGATAACCAAAAACATTCTCATCATCAGCTGTACCTTGAGTATATAACTCACGCATTAACACTGCTTGTTCACCTAAGTGAGAAAACGCAGGCCAGTAATAATCAAAACGAGTAGAACGAAACCACATACGATTAGTACCTTGCTGATAAGTTAAATCAGCACGCACAGAAACTAATCCAACAATATGACCATGCTCAGTAAAAGACTTAACAAATCCATGATTATGAGCAGCAGCAGTACCAAACGCAGCAAGACTAGCTTGAGGAGTAGCACCTTCAGCAGTCGCGGCAACAGGATTTATATGAACAGGTGCAGAACCACCACCGAGATATTCGGGACGTTGCAACCTGGCATCAGGAGAGGTAACTCCGAAATGGGCTTTAACCAATTCTGTATATCGAGTACCACCTCTAGCATCTCTTTCATACATCCTCTGTATTTGAAAAGCTTGTCTCAATTGATTAATTGTAGCAGCAGTCGCAGAAGATAAATCCGCAATCAAAGTACCTTTAGGATCAAATTGAATACCAAGATTAGCCGAATCAGCCACTTGAGTAACAGCACCAGAAACAACACCTTTAAGATCACCGCCAGTAGATTGAGAACCAGTACCTTGAAAATAAGCTTCCCATTGCGTAGACGGAAGCGCATTACGAATAACAGGTGCAGTAGAACCTAATGGCAACTCAACCGCAGTACCTTTTTGAGGAAACGGTAAACACGAAGTGAAATAATCATACCTCTTACCTCGCCGTAACAACGTATAGTCAGCGGGAGAATCAGGGCCGTCATCAACATTATTAATAACCGAATTTTGCAAATTCTCATCGCGAAACCACTCATTCCAAATTAAATTATAAGAACGAAAAGGAAGAGATTGAACCTCTACACCAGACTTTTGAGTAGCAATACCAAAGTAATCATAGATAGTACCTTCACCAAAATCAGAAGCAGAAGCAGAAGTAACAGTGGGTAAAACAAATGACGTAGAATCGCCAGGATTTGCCTGATAACCATTGAATTGCTCCCAGTGATTCCAAACTAAACGGTTGGGTACAAAAAAGAAAAAAGTATCAAGAAACATATTATCCATAATAGGAAACAATAACGTAGCAAACCGCGCGAATATAGTCGCTTTAAGATTAAAAGTATCACCAGGTAAAACCTCATCAACAAAAAAAGGAATTAAATAACCAGCATTAAAAGTAGTCTTATAACCATGAGAACGATTAAAACTAGAACGGGGAATAACAGCTTGAGGAGACTTACTAAAATCATGCTTCATCACAGACTTCATCTGCATAAAAAACTCCTTAAAAAAAAATAAAAACCTGACGCGCTAGACGCTTGTCGGATCCCCAATAATCGGGGATCACAAGAATAACTAATTAGCATTACCTAACTTAGCACCCGAGATATCACAAACATTAGCATTAGGATCACGAGGCTTAAAAAATTCAAGAGCACAACCAATAGAAATAGGAGCAGTATGTAATTTGAAAGTACCTTTAAGATTATCAAATTCACCTAATTCAAATAACGTATAATCAGCAGACCATTTATAAAAATCATGATCAACAGTATTAACAGTAGCCTCGAAAACACGAATAGCTTCGCCTTTAGAACGAAGAAAAATAGGATTCATATAAGCACCAACTTTAGAATCAAAAACAGAAAAAACTTTCAACATAATAAATTCTCCAAATAAAAGTATAGAAATAAAAAATAAAATTAAACAATCAACAATAAAGTTACTCAACATTACGAGGTAACTTCTTGAGGCGAGCTAATTGAACTTTCTCACGAACGCGAAGACGAGCAGGCGTACAATCATCCGCATGTAAAGCAGCTTTACGCTTGCGTTCAAGCTTAATTAACTCTAAATCAGATGGGGAAATGATCTCGAATTGAGAATCATAATACTTAGGAGGACGTAACTTGAGACCTCGTATCATCACTGAATCCTCACCATTAACATAAACGTCAGATAAGTACTTATCAATCCATAACTTTCCAATACCTTTACGTCTAGACATCGTTACATATTCAGGCTTACGCGTCAATAAAATCTCACCAGTCTCACGATCATATTTAGTATAATGTTCGAATGCCTTCTCACCATTAATCTTCTTCATTATGTACCGTGCCACATATGCAGCACTTTCAAAAGAAACACTACCAATTGATGAAAATCCATAAGGCCATAACTCCTGTAATATCTTGGAAGTATACAACGGAAACTCATTAACTGTTTTCCAATGAACTTTATCTGGAAAATCAAAACCAAAAAGACACGCATGATAGTGAGGACGACCATACAACTCACCATACTCACCACAATGAAAAAAACGAATACCTTGACCAAAACGAAAACGAAGACGTTTCATGAATAACTGAAAATCACGAACATCGACAGTAGCAGGATTAGGACGAGCATTTAAAGACTCGTCATTAAAAGTAAGAGTAATAAAACAATTACGATCATGTAACCTTGATTCATGTAAACACCTTACCGCCCATTGACGAGATCGCTCAAGGCGACAACCAACACATTGACCACACGGTAACTCTATCTCTTCATAAGTACCATGCTTCATGGGTCTATGAAAAACAATGACCGATTTACCCTTATCAGTAAAACAATTAAGCTTTCGAAAAGCTTGCAAAGAATGAAAACAAGCCATACAATCTCCTTATTCATATCATCACTATGAATTCACCAATCCAAATGAGACTCCATGAAGGAGTCTCAAATGAGACAAAACTAAAACAAAAATCTCACTATAATCGAATACCACCACGCATCGGATTGTGAAACACATTCCGGCCATGGACACGCTTAGCAGTTTTAGTAAACAATTTACGAGAATGTCTTCTACCTAACTTGTGACGTTTTTTCATACAAAAAACTCCTTAAAAAAAAATTTAAAAAAACCCAAAAAACATGTTTAAAAAATAAACAAAAAAAACTAACAGAACCCTAAAAAATTAGGTTTGCTGTCAGTCCGAACAGTTACATCAAGTAGACGTACTGTTCGGACAAAAATTATACATCCTCTTTTGAGGATGAATCAGCCTTTTCAGGCTTAGAAATGGTAGAATCTTGTACAAGATCAACGAGACCCAATTTAACCGCTTCATCGCGGTTAGCAGGGTCATCTAAAAATGAGAGCATCTGACCAGGGTCATTAGCAAAACGCTTCCTGACGGTCGCTGGAAGGGCCATAAAGGCATCTTCAGCAGCATTCACAACATTCAATGCAGACTGATAGTCAATAACTTCAGAGTAGTCACCATATTGCGGCATACCTTTAGCAATATTGGTCATAACACCAGTTGTCTTAAATCTAGACACAATCAAATTAATATCACACGAATCTTTCTCCGACTGAATCGTACGAGAAGGTTCATCATTAAGAGTCTGAACACGTAACGTTCCGTTGGAACGAATAGTACAAAAATTACCAGCATGATCTAGAAAAGTATCACCAGCTTTAGGCTTAACCATAAAAAACTCCTTATTTAAAAATCTTAGAAACAGCAGAGGCAGAATGACCAAAAGGATTCAAACGACCTAAATAACGAATAACACGACCATACGTAGATTCATCAATCTTACGTTCAACAGCAGCACCAGGCAGAGTACTCTCAGCAGCAATAGCATTAGCATGAGCCACACGCGCATTATTAGCTTTAAGCTGAGCATCTTGAGCAGCAGTAACAGTCAAAGCACGATTCAAATCAGTATCACTACGAATCTTCTTATTAGTCTCAAATAAATTATCCAAATCAGCCTTAGTACGAGCAGCATTAAGAGCAGAAGAAATAGCAGGAGCAGCAGGATTCTGCATAGGAGCACCCGTAGTCGCAGAAAAACCAGAACCAGAGGGAGAAGAAGAACCACCTTGCGCATAAGCAAGCATAGGATTAATACCAGCCTTCTTCATATCAGCAACAGCACGTTGATAAGCAGTATTAGACATACGTTCTTGAAAAGCCATTTGCTCACGAGCAGTAGCAGTATTAGCAGCATTCGCAGCTTGAGCAATATCACGATTAGATTCATTAGTATCTTCTTGAGAACTATAACTCATCAAACCAGCAGCAATAGAACCAATCACAGGTAAAGCAGCAGTAAACATAAAAACCTCCTGACGCGCTTCGCTTGTCGGATCCCTAAAAAACAGGGATCACATAAATAACACCA